AGGTTCTTCAATCAGAATTGGGCACCCGTTGATAAATCATACAAAGGCCAACAATATTGGTATATGTATGGTGCAAGAACAACAGATAGATACAATTCTGGTATCATAAACGAAAGAGAAAACTTCTTTCATAAACCATTGGTAAACCTAAATCATTTCTATGATGTCAATGACCAAGTTAGACTAAGTTCTATCTTGTATTGGAGTGGTGGTTCTGGTGGTGGTACTGGTACTTACGGTAGTGTATCAAGAGCTCCAGCAGTTGAGGGTTCGCCTTGGTATGCAAGTTCACCGTGGACATGGGATTGGAATGCTGAGATTGCTCAGAACTCTGCTAATGTAGATTCTGCATGGTCAGAAACCGAAAACCGTTCTACAGGTATACTTCGTAATTCAATCAATAGGCAAAACACCTATGGTTTGATTTCCAAACTAAACTATGATGTCAACGATGACTTAGAAGTTCAAGTTGGTATTGATTGGAGAACGGCTGGTATTGAACACGCTCGTGAGGTTCGTGATTTACTTGGTGGAGACTACTATGTAGATTTCGCCGATGATTTCGCACCTGATGGTAAGAAAGTTGGTTTAGGTGATATAATTGCTTATCACAATGAAACAACTGTTGATTGGTTCGGTGCTTTTGTGCAAGGCAAATATGACATACAGAAGTTCAACCTTTATGGTATGGGTGGTATATCTACTATTGGATATTCTTACTTAGACCATTTTGGTGGAGAGTGGGTGAGTGGTCTTGGAGTAGGACCCGATACTTATCAAAAGAAAAGCAAAGTTACTGCTGATAACATTACTACTTTCCAAGTGAAAGGTGGTGGTGTATTCAATCTTGATGATAGATTATCTGCATTCGCTAATCTTGGGTATGTTCAGAAACCACCTATTTTGGACAATGTAATTGACTATGATGGTAATGTTGCTACTAATCCTGATAATGAGAAGTTTACCTCATATGAAGTTGGTGGTTCTTACAGAAGTGGATTAGTTGCTGTTAAAGGTAGTTATTATAATACACAATGGAAAGATAGAAACCTAACAAAATCTGTAACAACAGGTCAAGGTGATTCAGGCGATACTGATATCATTTATCTTACAGGTGTAAACCAAAGTCATAGTGGTGTTGAAGTTGAAACTAAAGTTGCTTTACACGAAATGGTGGAAGTTGATTTCGCTTTCAGTAAAGGTAACTTGTTCTTCGATGGAGATGCTACTGGTGATTATACAGAGATGGAATACAATGATGAAAACCAAATCATTGGTCAAACATCTACTGAATACCAATACGCATTAAACAATCTAAAAGTCGGTGATATGCCACAAACTGCTTACGTTGGTGGTTTGACATTGAAACCAATCAAAGGATTGAATATTCAAGGATTGTTAAAAATCTACGATGATAATTATGCTGATTGGTCACCAGCTTCTCGTGAGGTAACAGGTGAGGAAGATAGGGCACAAGTTTGGAAAGCTCCTGGCTATAACAAACTCGACCTACACTTATCATACAATCTTCCAGAGATTGCTGGTTTAGACTTGACTCTACATGGTCATGTCTTTAATGCTCTTGATAATGTATATGTTCAAGATGCTACTGATAATAGTAAGTACAATGGGTTCGGTGATAAACTTCACTTAGCTCATAACGCTGAAGTATTTTTGGGTACACCAAGATACTACAACTTAGGACTAACTATTAATTTTTAAAATGGTAAAATTGGGGGGCTTGAAAAAGCCCCTCTTTTTCCAAAAAACACTTGACACTTATAGTGTTTTGGTTGTATATTTACACATCGAAAATGAGGATTTTATTATCTAAATGTATCAGAATATTTACTTCGACATAAAAAAACAACAGGTTCATATTTGGGATGACGAAAAAGGTTACTATGTTATTCCATACAAAAGATATGCTTATGTGAGAGATAGAGGTGGCACTCACGTATCTTTATATGGAGATAGATTGAGAAAGGTTTATAAGTTTGAACCAAATGCTCCTAACTTATTTGAGTCAGATGTACCGCCTGAAACTAGAACATTAGTTGACCAATATGCAGATTCAGAAGAACTATCCAAAGGTCATAATATAATGAATATCGATATTGAGGTAGAGGTTACAGAAGGTTTTCCAATGCCTGAGGATGCTAATAATAAAATAACTTCTATAGCCACATATGATTCTAATAGCGACACTTATTTTGCGTTTGTATTGGATGAGAAAGATAGGTTAAAACTTCAAACTAAAGACAATGTGGTTATAAAAAAATTCAGTACGGAATTTGAACTGTTACAGGCATTTATGGTAGAGTATTTAAAATGGAAACCAACGATTATCACAGGTTGGAACATAGATACATTTGATATGCCTTATCTATACAATAGAATATGTAAGGTTGCTGGTAGTAATGTTGCTGATATGTTATCTCCGATACAAACTGTTCAATGGAATAAACATCGTAAAAGGTTTATGTTTGCCGGCGTGAGTTGTTTAGATTATTTGGCATTGTATAAGTTATTTACCTACACACAATTATCATCTTACAGATTAGATGCTGTAGCAGAGCATGAATTAGGTGAGAATAAGATAGAGTATACTGGCACACTAAATGATTTGTATGAGAATGACATCGATAAATTTGTTGAGTATAACATTCATGATGTTAGGTTGGTAAAGAGATTACACGATAAATTAGACTTTATCGATATGGCGCGTGGTGTATGTCATGTAGGTCATGTTCCTTATGAAGATGTGTATTTTTCATCTCGATATTTAGAAGGTGCTATTTTGGTTTATCTTAAAAATTTAGGAGTGATTGCTCCTAATAAACCAGAGCGGCCTGTGAAGTTAGAAGATGGAGATAAGTTTGCAGGTGCTTATGTTCAGCCACCACAAAGAGGAAAGCACGATTGGGTATTTGATTTGGATATCACTTCTATGTATCCATCGGTTATTATGTCTCTGAATATTTCGCCTGAGACAAAGCTCGGTAAGTTAAAAGGTTGGGATGCTGAAGAGTATATAAAAGGAGTTAAGAAAACCTATACATTAGAATCTGATGGTAGGGAAAAAGGAAAGCTAACCGAAACAGAACTAAAAGATTTTTTTGATAACAATAAGGTTTCGGTATCCTCTAATGGTGTACTGTATCGTAGCGATAAGAAAGGGTTGATTCCAGCTCTATTGGAAAAGTGGTTTGATACTCGTGTGGAGTATAGGAAGTTGATGAAGAAATTTGGTGATGCTGGAGACAATGATAAATACACATATTTCAAAAGTCGCCAGTTAATTCAGAAGGTGGTTTTGAATTCTTTATATGGTGTTTTGGGGTTGCCAGTATTCAGATTTTATGATTTGGATAATGCGGAGGCTACCACACTCACAGGTCAAGAGTTGATTAAGTTTACCAAAAAGATAGGCAATCATTTCTACAATAAAGAATTGGGAACTGATGATGATTACTGTATTTACATTGATACTGATTCTGTATTCTATTCAGCTCTTCCATTAGTTAATAAAAGATTTCCTAATAAAGAGTTTACAGAGACTAGAATGAGTAAGGTTATATTAGATGTGGCTGATGAGATGCAGAACTTTCTAAATAAATCCTATGATTACTTTGGTAAGAAGTTTTTGAACTTAGACAAACATAGGTTTGAGATAAAGCAGGAATTGATTGCTAAGAGTGGTTTGTTCATTGTGAAGAAACGATATGGTATGAAAATTATCAATGACAATGGAGTAAAAGTAAACAAACTGCATGTAAAAGGTTTGGATTTGGTTCGTAGTAATTTTCCAAAAGCTATGGGGCAGTTATTAAAAGATGTGTTGGAAGATATATTGGCTACTGTTCCGAAGGATAAGATAGATGAAAGAATTATAAATTTTAAGGAGTCAATGAAATTAGTTGACTTTGATAGGATAGCTATGCCTACAGGTGTGAAGAATCTAAAGAAATATATGGCTGGTAAAAATGGTAAATTTACTCAGTTTGCCAAAGGTGCTCCAGCTCATGTAAAGGCTGCTATAACCTATAACAATCTGTTAGATCATTTCGGAGTTAGTGATAAGTATGAGAAGATTAGTAACTCAGAGAAAATCAAATGGGTGTATCTCAGGCAAAATGATTTGGGATTAGAATCATGCGGTTACAAAGGTTATGAAGATCCACCACAGATAATAGAATTTATGAAAAGTTATATTGACTATAAAAAGATGTATGCTCAAATGCTTGAAAAGAAAATAATGATGTTTTATGATTCTCTGAGTTGGAATGAGCCTGTAAATAAAAAGACATCTATGGAAAGATTTTTTTGATTTTGAATATTAATAATGATATGTATATATGTATATATCTATAACTACAAGGAGATAAAATGAATAAACATTCGTTAAATCGTTTCATCGACAAATACTATCTCGGAGGAAATTGTTCTTCTGTTGTGATAAAAAGTGATGGAGATAATCTAACCACTCGATTTATCACAGGTGATAAGAATCTGCTCGGTGAACTAACAATGTCAGATTGGAAATTTGATAAAGCTGAGCTCGGTGTATATAATACAGAGCAGTTGGTAAAACTACTTTCGGTTATGTCAGAAAACATTTCTATGAATTTGACAAAAGCTGGTGATAAGGTTGTTTCGCTAAAGATATCAGATAGTGCTTCTGATGTAAATTATATGTTATCTGATTTATCAGTAATAAACACACCACCTAACTTAAAATCAATACCTGAATTTGAAGTAAAGATAAAGGTTGATAAGTCCTTTATGAGAAAATTTGTTGCAGGTAAAGGTGCTCTAGCTGATACTGATAACTTCACAGTATTAACAAATGATGATGGAGTAAAGGTTGTAATTGGCTATGCTGAAATCAATACTAACCGTGTTACCCTTCCTGTAGAAACAGAGTCCTATGATAAGATTGATAATGTTTCTTTCAACGCTAACCTTTTCAGAGATGTATTGGTTGCTAATAAGGAATGTGAAAGTGCCACATTAGAAGTCAGTTCAAATGGATTAGCTCGTATCAACTTTAAGATTGATGAGTACGACGCCACTTACTATTTGGTTGCTGAACAAGACGTGTAAATGGAATCCTTTGTAGATAAACCTAGAGTTTCGGTAAGGCCGATATACAAGCCGTTAGCCAGAGAAATGATTGAGAAAAATCATTATAGTGGCAGACTATCTTCTTGCAGGTATCCGCTTGGAATTTTTTATCAAACTGATAATGAACATAAATTCTTTGCGGAGCCTGAAGAGAAGTTAATTGGTGTTGCCTGTTATGGTTTTCCCGTTGGTAGAAGGGTGTTAGGTTCTATATTCTCAGAAGAGATATTAGAGAATAGAAATATATTAGAACTTACAAGACTCTTTATACACGATGGTTATGGTAAGAATATTGAATCATTGGCTTTAGGTTTAACTTTTAAGTGGTTGAGAGAAAACGCGTCAAACATAAAGGTTTTGATATCCTATGCTGATCCCGAACAATCGCATGATGGTGCTATCTATCAGGCTACTAATTGGATATATCAAGGCTGTGGTGACTTTCAGTTAGCTCCTACATACTCTTTGAGATTAGAAGAAAATGGAGAGTGGATGCACAGCCGTAGCGTATATTCTAAGTTTGGTTCAGCCGATCCTAAGAAAATGGTTAAGGCTATAGGACATGACTTTTGGTTAAAGAAAGAGGCTAGTAAACATAGGTATATTTACTTTTTGGGTAATAAAAGAGAGAACAGAAAGTTTCGTAGTGTGATGAAACATCCCGAAATGAAGTATCCTAAGAACTATAAACACGAAATTGAAATAAGAAAAATAGAGGTAGATAATACAAAATGGGAAAGTTAGAACATACCCTTTGGGTTGAGAAGTATCGTCCTGATTCGCTTGAGTCTTACATAGGTAACGAACATCTGAAGAGTAAGATAAAGTTATATTTAGAAAATGGTGACTTACCACATCTTCTTCTTTATGGAAGAGCTGGTACAGGTAAGACTACATTGGCTAAACTATTGGTAAACAATATAGAATGTGACCACCTATACATAAATGCTTCAGATGAAAACAGCGTAGATGTGGTTCGTAATAAGGTTAGGAACTTTGCTTCCACAATCGGATTCAAAGATATGAAGGTTATCATATTAGATGAGTGCGATTACATCACACCAAATGCACAGGCTGCTCTTCGTAACCTTATGGAAACATTTTCCAAACACACTCGATTCATATTGACTTGTAACTATGTGGAAAGGATTATTGATCCGATACAGAGTAGATGTCAATCATTTCAAATAGTTCCACCATCGAGAAAAGAAGTTGCTGTTCATCTTACAAGCATTCTTAAAGAAGAAGAAGCTGATTTTCAAATGGATGATGTAGCTACATTGGTTAATGGTGGTTATCCTGATATTCGCAGGGTAATTAACTTTGCACAGCGCCAGATAGTTGATGGTAAGTTATCAATAGATCAGAACAATTTGGTTGCTGTTGATTTAAATGTAAATGTATTTTCTTCACAGATTGTAAATGTACTGAAAGCTGAATCTAAAAAAGATGCTTTCGTTACCATAAGAAAGATGTTGGCTGATAATCAGATATCAGACTTTGCTGATTTGTTTCGTTTGCTCTATGATGAGGTTGATGATTATGGTAAAGGGCATATCGCAGAGTGTATCTTAACCATAGCTAAGTATCAGTTATCAGATGCACAGGTAGTTGATAAAGAAATCAATGCTATGGCTATGTTAATCGAAATATTAAATATTATTAAGTAGGAGTTCGTATGTATTATGAAGTAGCAGTTGTATTTACAGAAGAGATACAAACAAAAAGTGGAATCAGAGAAAAGAAAGTTACAAAGAATTATTTAGTAGAGTGCTATGCTGTTACAGCAGCTGAGGCTAAGATTTCTGAATACTTATCTCAAAGTCAGTTTGCTTGGGAAGTTAAGGCAGTAAAACAATCTAAAATATTAGATGTGATTGGAGAATAGTAATGAATATGAAACCACGAAAACCATTACCACAACCAAAAGTACAGGTGGATTTATCTAAAGCTGATAATATGAAATGTGAAGAATGTGGTAACTACTCTTTTATACAATCTTTTTTTCTTAAAAGATTATCACCATTGGTATCGCCTACAGGTGAAGAGGCTATAATACCTATACAGGTTTATAGTTGTGGTAATTGTGGAACTGTTCCAAAGAAGATGATGCCTGATGTCGAAGGTTAAGAAAAAGAGTTTATTCGACCACATTCAGGCTGTAACTTCACAGCAAAGTCCTAATTATTGGGATGAGATATCTGATGATGATAAGAAGTCGTGGTCAAACTATATGGTTAATAGGTTTCTATCTATGAAGCCAGAATGGATTACTTTTGTAAATGATGTACAGAAGTATCCATTGAAATCAAAAGAGTTATATAAAGTCTATGCAGATATATTACCAAAGAAAAAACAATGGTTGAAATATATCAAAGGAGATAAGAAAATGAAATATCCAACTTGGGTGTATGAAATAGTAGCTAAACATCTACAATGTAGTATCAGAGAATCCAATGATGCAGTTGAAATGTATGAGATTTCAGCCGGCGGTCAAGCAGAGTTGAAAGATATACTTATGAAGTATGGTAAAACAGAGCAGGAGTGCCGTAAGTTAGGATTATGAGCGTAACTGATTTTACAGTTGAATACATAAATAGAAAAGCTGTAAAAGGATTTATTGAAAAAAACCATTATTCACAAAGTATAAATGGTATCCAATCATATCATCATTTCGGTTTATATACAGATGGTGATTTCGGATTGCCTAAAATGATAGGTGCTATGTTGTATGGTATTCCATCAATGCCAGCAACTTCTAAAAAGTATAATCCTATTAATCCAAGTAGATGTATGGAATTGAGAAGGTTATGTTGTATTGATGACACACCAACAAATACAGAAAGTTACTTTATATCTAAAAGTTTAAAGTGGCTGAAACATAATACAGATACAGAAGTGGTGGTATCTTTTGCAGATCAACATCACAATCATGCAGGTGTGATATACAAAGCTACTAACTTTGAATATTTAGGTGAAACTGCAAGAGCTAGAGTTCTAATGGTTGATGGTAAAGAGTATCACAGCCGTTCATTAAATCAAACAGCTAGACCTTATGGTAGAGAATTGAAACGCAGATATGATGAGGGTGATGAAAATATATTTTTTGTTTCCCGAAAACCCAAGCATATTTATGTATACTATCTCGATAAAAGAATCAAAAGAAAAATAAAAAAGTTAAATGATAACAATTGAATTAGTTAGGGATATAAGTCAGAAAAAGGTTGTAAAAAGTATTATAGAAAATCATCACAGTTATGTAGCATCTAATGATTCAGTAGGAAGAAGAATAGATTGGTTAGTTTATCACTCTGATTATACTAATATTTTAGGTGTCGAAAAGCCCATAGGGATGATTGGTATAGGATCTTCCGTTTATCCATGTCCTAAAGATATATTAAATTTCTTAGGTAAAAAAGCAGATGAGTATAAAGAACCTAAACATTTCAATACTATAGCAAACAATTGGAGATTCTGTATGACAAAATCAATAAAAAATGCAGGAACACAGATATTGAAACAGGTTAGAAAACAAGCACCTATAGAGTGGAAGAAAAAATATGGAGATGATTTGAAGTGGTTAATTACTTTTGTCGCTGGTGGTAATAATGGTGCTGTCTACAAAGCAGACAATTGGAAACAGATTGGTGAAACTACTGGTATGGCAAAAGAAAGAAAGTCATTTTCAGTCAAATGGAATAGTGCTGAATATTTGAAAGAAACTTTTTTACCACAAACAGGTGAAAATAAAAAAATAATTTTTATAAAAAAGCTTGACTTATATAAGTAAAAGTGTGTATATTTAGTCGTTAAATAAAGGAGTATAATTTGGAGCAATCTTTATTAGATATTAAAAGAGGTGTCGCTATGAAAAAGAAAACAATAAAAGAATCTAAATCAGTATCTTATACAACAGGTAATAAAGCTGTTCATCCTATTGTAGAACAGATGGAATCTGAATGGCCTGAGATGACTACAGAGTTTAAAAGATTACAAAGAGAACAATATGAATTGTTCCTAAAAAAACAACATGACTATGGTCCAGGTAATATTTCTGTTGGAACTATGTTACAAACAACAGATGAAGTTAATTTAGCATTAACAGGTTTGTGGTTTCGTATGAATGATAAGATACAGAGGCTTAAAAATATGTTGATGAGTAAAAGAGAATCTGCTGTTGACGAACCAATGGAAGATGCTTACTTAGATGTGAGTAATTATGGCATTATGGCTACCATAGTTAAGAATGGTAAGTGGGGTAAGTGATGAAGCAACCGATAAAGATTGTAAAAGATATGGTGGAAAAGTATCCAAATGATATGGAGCTTGGCGCTAGAGTTCGTTGGTATATAAAATGGCTATATGAAAGCATAACTAAAAAAGATGAGGAGTATAAAGATGACAACAAATGGAGTGTATAAATTTGAATGTAAGGCTGGTACTTATGAATCAGATACATTATTTGGTTTGCTGTGGGAGAGGTTTACTCATAAATTGTGGCATCTGAGAAAGCACGGAAGGTGGATGGATTGAAGAAGATAAGTTATAGTCAATACTCATTGTGGAAACAGTGTCCTTATCAATGGAAATTACAGTATGTTGATGGGATAAGAGATTACACAGATAGTATTCACACGATGTTTGGTACTTCAATGCATGAGGTTATTCAAACTTTCTTAACAGTAATGTATAATGATACTGCTAAACTAGCAGAACAATTACCATTAGAAGATATGTTACTAACCAGAATGAAACGCAACTTTGAAGAGATTGTAAAAGCTAATGGCGGTGAGATGTTTTGTGAAGAGAAAGATATGGTGGAGTTCTATGGTCATGGTGTTCAGATATTAGACTTTCTCAAAAAGAAGAGAGCTCAATATTTCAGTAAGAAAGGTTATGAGCTATTAGGTATCGAAGTTCCACTAAATTATGAGTTGCCAAATAATCTAAAGTTTGTTGGTTTCATAGATATAGTAATAAGAGATACGGTTAGAGATGTTATTAAGATATATGACATTAAAACTTCTACTATGGGTTGGAACAAATGGATGAAGGCTGATAGCAACAAAACAGATCAGTTACTACTTTACAAACAATTCTATTCTAAGCAATTTAATCATCCTGTGGATAAGATAGAGGTTGAGTATTTTATAGTAAAGAGGAAGTTGTATGAAAAGGCTGACTTCCCTCAGAAAAGAGTTCAGAAATTTGTTCCTGCAAATGGAAAACCAAGTATGAATAAGATGGTTACTAGGTTCAAAGAGTTTTTGGATGCTACATACGATGAAGATGGTAATGTAAAAGATGTTGAGTACGAAAAATGTGTTGGTAAGTGTAAGGCTTACAACAAATGTAAAGATTTGTAATACTTATTGTTGTAGATAGGAGTTAGATATGGTTAGATTAAGTTTAAGGATGAACCTAGCGGATATCCTAAATAATGAAGAAATTATAATAGAAAAGCTAAATGATATACATAAGAATTCAGTTCATTTTTTTCTAAAGCTTTGGTATGAAGAAGATAGAATAAAGTTGGAACAGGTAAAGGAATTTCTTATGAAGAATGAAGATAATCTGCATTTCAAAACATCAATCAAACCCGATAGAGCTTTGCATGTAAATGACTTTATTTGGTTTGATATTATTAATGAAAAATATGCTAATGAGTCAGATAGAATTAGATTTCAGTATAGTTATAATAGAGAGGAAAGTATTCTGCTTGGCTTAGAAGAATTTTACAAATGTGCTAAATTTTGCACATCAGAGAAACCACCCAAAAGAATCCAAAAAAGGAATGATAATGAAAGTAGCAATTATCGGCAGCCGTAAGTATGAGAACAGAAGAAGAATACAGGAGTTTGTACATAAACTCAAACAGAAGTGGGAAGATAAATTAGAAATAGTAAGTGGTGGACAAAAAGATGGTGCAGATAGATATGCTAAAAAGTATGCTTTAGAGTTCGATGTAAACTATTCAGAGTTTCCAC